ACGATTTCCGTAACGTTCTACTTCTTTTTCATATACATCTGGTAAAAATTGTTGTCCCCATTGTTCAAAGCCTGCTGCTTGAAAATCTATATAGTTTCCAGGGTACATTGTTTTTGACTGCGTTGGTTGTAACGCTGCCGGTATTCCGCTTGTAAAAGCCATTTGTTTTGATTTTAAGTATTATTATTTATTTCCACTTTACTCGCAACTTATTAGGATTATTATCTTGTACAGCTCTTACTTTTGGTTGGTCATTACTCTTATTTGTCATATTATCTTGACGAGGTGACATGTTGATATTTTTAGCATCTTTTGCCGCAGAGCGGATAGCATCGGCACGGCCTTGCTCGTAAAAGTGATTTGCTATTTTGTCCGCATTTTTTGCTGCAAACATAGCTCTATGATACCCTTGGGCATCGCCTATAGCTCCATCTTTATCTAAAAACTCTTGTACAAAGTTAGATATATCTGATTGATATTCTTTAACTTTTTTTGCGTCATCTACTTTAAACCTGTACTTATTTTCTCCAACCTTAAAATCAAAACCTTTGAATTTATCGGAAAAAACATCATCAGTTTTCTTTAGAAACGTCTGCTGTAAATTTTTATGATCTTCATCTTTTTCTAAAAAACTTTTATAATGCTCCATTGCTTTAGCATACTCAGGATCAACACTTTCTTGCTTTCTTAACTTAAGATCAGCATAGTATTTTTCTTTTGATACTGTAAAATGATTTTGTGCATTGTATAGTTCTTCTTTGAAGGCTAGTTGCTTAGCCTTTACATCTGACGGATCATCCGCCTCTTCATTATAACCAAAGTTTTTGTTGAATAAAAAATCAACATCATCAGCGTTTAAATGAGGTTTTGTACTTCTGTAATATTCTCTTAATAAATCAACATTGTCCATTTTAGAAACATCACGATTGAGATTAACATAATCTTCAACAGTTCCACCTGTTTCTTCCATAAATTTTACTAACTTATCAACGTTTTCCGGTAAAACTTGTTCAAGCTTTTCTTGTGTTTGTTCTACCTTTTCAATAGTTGAAGGAGTAATTGTTTCTTTTACTTCCTCCTCTTCTTTTTCATTTATTAATTCTAAAGGACCATCTGATTCTTCTACTTTTTCTTCTTTTTTAGTTTCTTCTTTACTGGATTCGATCCGTACTTCGCTGTCCACCTCTTTGCTATCTTCGGATGGAACATCCACAGATACTTTCGTTGTTTCTCGCTCTTGAATGGCATCTTCTTCTTTTTCTTTAAATTTATCTAAATCAACTTTAACAACACCATCAACTTCTTTTGGTGAATATTTTTCATCAACTTCACCACTTTCAACAGCTTTTTCTAAAACTTCAGCTTCTCTTTCCTGAGCACTTGGTGCTGGCGTGTTGTCATCTACAGCTTTAACTGTAAATTGTTCTTCTTTTTGCGTTTGTTCTTCCATAATAATATATAATAAAATAATTTAATTTTTCTATCTAGGTTCAAATCTAGATAATTCAATACCACCTAAAACATCATTACCTTTTGATTCAAAAGATTTTGCTGGTTTTGCCGTAGAAGGAGGCCCTGATAAACTTGATGTTGATATTTTCATTGCAGCAACATCTTTTTGGGTTTGATTTTGTTTTTCTACTAATTCTTTTTGAGCTTTTAATTCTAATGCTTTTAATTTAACATTTAAATCATACTCAAATTGCATTAATTCTCTTTTTTGTTGAGCTTCTACTTCTAATTTTTTAATTTCAAATTCAATATCAGCCTGTCTATATTGTATTTTAGATTCTGTTTTAATTTGTTCTGATTGAGCTTTAGCTTGTTCGATTTGAATTTGCATTTGACCCTGTGCTTCGGCTTGAGCAACACTAGCAGCTTGTGCTGTTTGTTGGTCTATTTGTTGTTTTTTAATTCTTCTAATCTTAAGAACTTGATTAGCAAGTTTTAAATTTTTAATTTCTCTTACGTCAATAGCATCTTCTAAATTTATACTATCTCTTGATAATGCAACTTGTATATTTGCTTCCAATAAAGATCTTTCTTCTTCATCTGGCATTAACTCTAAAAATATACCAAAATCATGTAAATGTAAATTATTCATTTCTTCTAACGAACCAACTGAAAATCTACCTAAAGCACCTATAAAAGCTTTTTTAGTAGGATGAAATTCTAATACATCTTTAAACCTTAAGCATATTGCTTCAGCTAGAGACAAAGTTATATACATACTTGAAGATAATATATGTCTTGTGGCTGTATTACTGTTAGCTGCTGCTAGTTTTTGAACTCCAACTAAAGAATTTGGATCTGGATCTGATCCATCTCTTGCTTCATTTAAACCAGTAACATCTCTAATCATTTGAAGATATTGGTTATAAGCGCCAACTAATACTTGTACTTGACCTCCACCACTACCTGGTAATTCTTGTATTGGAACTCTTCCGGGATTAGGATCACCTTCAACTGTTAATGATCTACCTATAATAGAACCAGTAGAAAAGTACATGTTTAAAGCCTCTTGTGCGTTATAACTTGTACCATTACCTAAATCAACCTCGGCTAAACCATCAGCATCTAAGAAAACACCTGAAGGTGTCATTCTTTGTATTGTTTGTTGTAGTTTTAAATGTGTTAATTGAATTAAATCGGCATAAGGTGTCATTTTAGACACTAAAGAATTTATTACACCCTTATACATCCTAGGTGCTGAAACAGTGTAATTCATCAATACTTTATTAGTATTAGATGATGGTCTAATCATGTTGGTAGCTTTTTCCCACCGTAACAATGTGTTTGTTCCTAAAACAAAAGCGCCTTCGTATATTACTTCTCTTGCTTGCGCAACTTTCTCAAATCTAGTTCTTTTGTCAGATGGTGGATTAAAAGTGTCGTCTTTTTTAATAGCTTTTTCAGCACCACTAGATGTTTCTTTTATTTTATAAACGTTATTTTCCCAAGTTTTCCAATTAAAATATAACAACGTTAAAGTGTTGTTGTTGTCTATTTCGTTAGTTCTTTGATTATACAGACTATTATTGTAATCAGCCCAATTAGATCCTTTTTTTGTTAATTCTAAAATTTCTTCATTTGATATATCTGGGTATTGCTTATGCAATTCATTTACAGATATTTTTTTTACTTCACCAAAATAATAACAATCTTGAAAATTTGGATCATCTGTATAAGACCATATTAAATCAGCAGGATCTACATAATCAACTTTAATACCATCAGTATTGTTAAAGGTATTTTTTACAGCTCCTATGCCAAGAACAGTTAAATCATAATCTACTCTTTTTTTAATTTCAGGATATTTATTAGATAAAAAAACATTACTAATAGCTTGTTCTTCAGCTATTTCAATTCCTTGTTTATAGTTTAATTCCATATAAACCTCAAGCTCTTCAGTACTTGCTGGTACGTCTTCTTTAGGTATATTTCTAGCGTTTATCCCAAGCTCTTGTTCTATTGTTCCAAGAATTTCTTGAGATGCCATGTCTCTTTCTATTTTTTTTACGTAATTAGTTCTTTCTTTAGTAGCCACTGGATCTTGTGCAAAAGCTCGTATATCAAAAAGTCTATCTTGCATTCCGTTAACAACTATGTCTACAAATTTAGGTATTATAGGAACTGGTTTCCAATCTAAATTAAGATAAGATAAATCTCCATTTATAGCAAATTCATCTTTGTATTTTCTAATAGATTGCTCTCCTCTAGCATATAATCTTAATCTATCATATTCTTGACGCGATTGAAAATAAGATGCCATAGTAGCACCATTGTCTTTGTTAAACCACTCCTGTTCAATTGCTCTAGCCACAGATAAACCATATTCTTTTGACTGCTTTTCAGCATCTGAGACTGCTTGACTCGGAAATTGTGTAGGAAGTTGTCCTGTAGTTATTGCCATATTTATTTTATTATCTCACTTATTGATCCTTCATTTTTGTATTTAGCAAATCCAAAATCAATTTTTTTATTTATTTTTTGTGCATAAGGGCGATACATATGCTTTCTACAAGCCATTATAGCTAAACCGCTACTGATAGATGCATCATATGCTGTTCTTTTTGATATATCAAATTTAGCCCAATCTTCTAAAGTTCTTTGAAAAAACATATTGCCATGATTTTCTTCTTTTTTACCTACGTATTCTTCTATGTAAGATTCAATTGCTGCGGCATGCGCTTGCTTTATATCTTCAGACGTATTAGGTATACCGCCTAATTCTAGTTCTGTTTTAGATAATTTACCAATTAACTTGTCAGGTCTGTTCATTGAAAAACCTCTATAACCTCTTCTCTTTAAGTGATATAGCAATCTTGGTTTATTATTTTCTGCTAAAATAGGCATACCATAAAAAACCAAAGCC